CATTTTCTTTTATCCTTTTGTTAGATTTTAACGATGCCACGGCTACGAGCCTCGGCATATTCTGTGGGGTTAGATAGCATCACGGCTTGCATAGCCTTGAGCTTTGAAGTTCCGTAATCGCTGTGGGCGGCCACGAGTGCTTCAAAAGTTTTGGGTTCAACCTTCGCAGGGGCTTCGACAACTGGCGAAGCCGAGATGGGCTTAATGCCGAACTCGGTGAGAACTTTCTTCACGATCTCACTCATCTCCTCTTTGTCGTCTTCTTTTTCAGAAGGCTCTACCTCAACCGAAATTTCGGGGGCGGGAGTCTCGGAGGGCTTCTTGTCTTCGGCCATCTCCTCTTTTTTTACTTCTTCTTTTGGTTTCATCGAATCTTCAATGGCCGCCAAGCGAACCTTGATGTCCTCGATATCTTTCATATAATTGTTTTCCATATTTGTTTTGTCCTTTTTGTCAAGTGGAGCTTCCTCCACGGATTGTTTAACTACGGCTGGGATTGTCTTTCCTCCGCTTACATATCCCAGCTTTTCCATAAACTTTACCATTTCTTCAAACAGCCCATTCGTGGCCGCAGGGGAGGAAACTAGATCGGCAGAGGCAATGCTCTGGGGGCGAATGTAATCCTTGCCATCAATCGTCTCGGACTCATTCACAAAGGCTAGGGAAACTCCAAACTGGTCGGGGGCTTCGGAGGCCATCTCCTTGATAAGACCATAGTGGGGAGAGTTGCGGAGAAGGCGAAGGTCTGCCACCAGCTTGTCTCCATCGATGCGGGGGTTGCGGGCAAAGCCGACAACTGCGTCCAAACCGCTTCCGTGGTTCATCTTAACCTTCACGCCATTCTTGGCGTTGCTCATAAGTTTGAGGGCAGTCTCTAGGCTGGTCTTATCCACGAAAAGGTCGTGTCCTTTGGCCTCTCCCACCTCCAAAATGCTCACCCCCCCTAGCTCCATTTCGTCCATCTCCTCGTCCCGGTATGTCGAATAGGCTACGGCTGAACGCTGGCTTTCGTCTGGAAAGTCGCTGATCGCTTGCTCGTCTCCCATAAATCGGGATACAAAGTCTTGTTCGGATTCGTCAGAGGAGGGAATGGGTAGGGGCATAAAGCATCGAGTTAGTGTCAAAGAAGATCACCGTCTGCCGCTCGATATGACTTCTTGACCTCACCCCCGCCAGCCATCTTTAGAAACTTGTTCACCCTAGCCATCGCCCAAGCGTTCCTTGAGTTGGGCTTGCCCCCGCTGATGGTGGGTCGGAAGCTGGTAGAGAACGCACCCGCACCCCTGCGAAATACTTTTTTCAATGCTCCAAGGGTAGGGGCTTTCCTTGAGGGGTGCTTATCTTTGAACTCGGCAATCTTGTTCTTGAGGGCTTCTTCGTTCTGCTCTGAAATCTCAATGTCACCAGCTTTGCTCCTAGTGGATGCTGTGCCTTTTGGGTTTTCCTTTGAGCCTTTGATTCTCTCTTTGGGAGGGGCTGGGGTTTGGCTTACTGGTCTAGCTAGTTCTTTCTTGTCCCTAGCCTCCATCTGTCCGACTACTTTCTTTGCCCAAGAAAAGCCAGCATCCCCGCCCCATCCATTCCACGCCTGCCAGCCTTTGCCCTGTTCCCCGAAGGTCGCTCCCTTTTTGTCCACTTCGTGCCTATCAAAAAAGGCTTTCATTCTGCGAACCGTGTCGGGAGACATCTTCACCCCATTGATTAAATCTCTAGCCCTAGCGATGCCCACAGGGGTCATTCCCTTTTGGCTGGGTGGTTTCGTCTCCCGCACATCCAAGGCTCTTTTGGCGGCCTCCCTTGCTCCTTCTGGTGGGGTAAAATCAATCCCATCATATTTTGCCAACTCAATGCCACCCATCATCCCCTCAATCAGCATCTTAATAGAAGCTGGGTCGAGGCTTTCTAAAATCTCTAAACTACTTTTTTTTTGTGAGGTTGCCGTGGGGGCGGTCGGGGGCGTAGTGGGTTCTGGGGCTGGGGTTGTTGAGCCTCCCGAAGAATCCCCTTCTTGGTCTTTTGCAATCTGCTGTTTCTCTTCTTTGGTCGTGGGGATAGCCGTTCCGATGTTGACTCCGGCCACGATTGCCCTTGCTTGGTCTGGGCTGATGGTCGGGAAGGCCGCCGTGATAATTGAAACCGCACCCTCCTTGGAAACTGCGCCCATCGCCACGGCATTGATAACATTGATAAGAGAGGCAACTTGTGCGCCATTGAGAGAAGCTCCACCCAACATATCCGCATCGCCCTCTTGTCCCTTCGGTGCTTCCTCGCCTTGCTCGATGGGTTTGGCTTGGGCTTGGTTGGCTTGCTTCATTCCCTCAAGCGAGATGTCGGAAATCGTGTCGGGGGTCACATTGTATTCATCGGCCAAGTCTTTGACTAGCTTCGCCTCAATAGCCCTCTGCCTCATGGCACTCTCAAAGTCTTGGCCTCGCTCACTATAAATATCTGCCGCTGTCCGCAAGCCGGTCTTAAATTCCGAGATCGCTGACTGGCTGTCCCTAGATAAGTCTATGGAGACATTCGCCCCGAAATTGAAAATGCCTCTAGTCGTTCTGCTCCCAACATTGTTCTCGATCAATCCCCTTGCTACGCCATCGGCAATAACGATGTTCTTAATTGGTCGAAGAACTTTATCATCTAGGAGCTTCTGGTATCTGCGGAAGGTGCGCCCTGCTTGTTGCATCTCAAGTCTTGCTGTCGGGCCACTCATAGCGGAAGGGTCTACGGCGAAGCTGTAAGGGATGCCCACGCCCAAGCAAATGTTGCGGAGTAGAATCTTGTGGAACTCGGCAAACGCACCAGAGGGACGGCTCGGCCCATCGGGAAACACAATATCCTCACCCGGTTCTAGGTAAGAGATTTTGCCAGACTCAATCGCTTCAAGCTTGATTGCGCTTCCGTTAATGTCTTGGTCGTTTGTAAGGCTTGAGAGGTCGGAAGCATTATTGTTGTTCCTCTTTATGATTGCGCTCTGGCTAGAAGCAACCTTGGCCGACATCTTCTCGAAGCCTACGATTTCGTGAATATCCGTTGCGTCATTGATGGCGGTATGGAAAGCAGAGATTCCTCGGTACTGGTCAATGCGGAGTGGGTCGAATAAGTGGAAGGCTTGGCTTGCGGGAATCGTTGCTTGGTAGGTGTACATATCGCCAATGCTTCGGCTGTAAATGTCGTAAGCTGTGGGCGAGCCAGTCCTTTGATCGATATGGATTCCACCAATTAACTCCGAGCTTGTGTAGACCTTGAATGGGTCTCCAAGTCTATCACCCTCAATGCCTTGTATTTTAAGGTTGCCGTCTGAATCTCGGACGAGGACAAAAAGAAAATCACCATCTCGCAACATGGACATCATCGCCACTTGCATCATCGTTGAACCAGTATGCCTTGTGGAGATGTCGCACTTGTCCCACCATTCTGCCCAATATGCCTCTACCTCGGTATTGACTTCGGGGTTCTCGGTTCGGGCTTGGTAGGAAATGTTTGCGGCTGTATGGCTGGCAAACTTCATAAGGATGGAGCGAACAAGTCCAACATTCTCTGCCAAGTCCCTCGCCCTTTTCATCAACTCTACTCGGTCATAGTTGGAACGATAATCTTCCGCACCAGAAAGCGAACTCGGCCCTTTCCGTTGCCTTGAATACTTTACCGCATCATACTCGAAGTTTTTAATCCTTTGACGAGCAACAAGCCTATCAACTGCGCCTTGAGGATTTACAAAGGCAATCGCCTTGTCGATCAGATTGAGAGAGGCTTTTTTCACGAGCCGAAATTTGCGTAGGTTGTACGAACCCTAGTGCCAGTCGCTTGTTGAATGGCTAGGGTCAGTTCCATAATCGTATCTCTCACCTCACCGAGATTCGCTCTTGAAAACGAACGACCAGCTATCGAATAGCTTGAACCCGCCACCGCTATCGCTTCTAGGCAAGTGATATATTTATCACGCAACGAAGTGAGGGTGGCAAGGGGTAGCCCGATGAAATCACCCTTCGCCATTCTCAACCTCCTCTGTCAAACTTGCGGGTGAAACTTTGAGCCGTCCGTGGAGTGCCGCCCCCACGATGTTCATGCATTCGCAGTCCATTAAATGATTGTGCTTCCCGACTTGCTTCCATACAAGTCTTTCCCTGCCAGTCATCGGATTCTTCACCCTCACCTTCACCTCTGCTTCGATATGCACCTTCCAAACATCGGGCGTATCTAGGGCGATGAATCCCTCCTCTTTCAATAGTTGGGAAAGGATGTCTTTGATGGATGGGTTCGACCATCTCCAAATCGGGCAGAGCTTCCACTTCCATCCTGCCTTTGATTGAACTGCCTTACCAGAGAAGGGGTCGCCATTTGCGATTCGAGCGTATGGCCTTTGAACCTTCTGCTCGTTCACAATCTCGGAGAAGCTGGTCTTGTCTGAGCCGACCAACGCAACCCAGCCGTTCTTGCAACAATTCAAATATACATCTCGGGTTTGATCGCCCGAGTCAATTAGAACGCATTTATCCTCAACACCAAACTCGTCTTGTTTTGCCTTTATGTCTCCCCAAGTTTCTAGCCTACCCGCCCACACGAGCCTTGGTTTGCCCTCCAAATCCCAAGCCCTAACCACACACCAAGCGTGGAAGCCCCCCGCCTCTTGGATGTCGCAACTCATAATCAGCTTATCCCCCATCCGAACCTCTCCCATCTTGTAAGCACCGGGAACTATCTGCATCTTTTCTGATTCGTGTTCCATCCAAGGCTCGGCAAGAACACGGTTCACGAAATCTTGCAGGCCGATAATCCCGCTGTGCTTATCTTGCAGGAACTTGACTGCCAAGCTCCCAAAGCTAACCCACGGAGCGTATAGGCCGTTGAGGTGATACGAGCGTCTGGCTGGTTCGCCCTTGGGGTTGGTTGCCCTCCACTCGCCCTCTCGAAGCATCTTGGTTTTCTGGCCGTCTTGAATCTTGCCCTTACAACCCTCGCACTCGTAGTAGGTCGAGGATTTCACTAGGGCATAATCATAAACTCCATCCTCAATCTTTGCGGCTTCATCCCACTTCACTTGTCCCCAGATTAGTTTTTGTTTTAATCCACAATGGGGGCAAGGCACAAAATAGAAGCGCATATCGCCCTTCTGCCATTCAGCCCAGATTATTGAGTCGGCGGTTGTCGGGGTGCTGGTTGCTATGATTAAATGATTGGGGTAGGTGCTAACTCGTGCCTCTGCTAACTGCACCGGATTGGCCTCCCTCCCCGACCCTGCTTGCTCTGGAAACTTGTCCACCTCATCCATACAGAGCAATGCAATGGAAGGACTAGAAAGAGCCGAGGCACTTGTTCCCGCCCACCAGACCGAACATCGCTTAAAATGTTGCTCTAGGATTTTTATTCGGTCTGTATTTTCTGGCCGTTCTTTGGCTAGGGCTGGGCAGTCATCCACCATCGGAAGCCAGCGGGTTTCTGTAAATGATCGGGCTAGATGTTCCGAGGGCATTACCCACAAGACCGGACAAGGCCGTTCTGCTACTCGGTAGGCTAGGCCAGCGAGAATTGTTGTCGTCTTACTTGTTTGCGCCCCCCAGACCAACACAACCCTCCGAATCGAGTCATCACCAAAAGCCTCTAGGGGTTCTCGGACATAAGGAGTGAGGGTTGTCGAATAAGCTCCGGGTATGTTCGTAACCCTTGCCGAGAGAGTGAGGTTTTTCTCTGCCCATTCTGGGATTGATAGTTGTTCTCTCGGCTCAAAGAAACTACGGCTGAACGCCCTGATGTTCATCTCTTAACCAGATAATCTTTTGCATACGCCCACGCTGGGTTCATGTGGATTTTATGATGGCACTCAAAGCAAACCGCCAAGAAAAACTCTACCTCGTTTAGCCTATCCCCGAACCTCCCTCGCCTATGGTGAACTTGGCTCGCCATCTTGCTCTGGCATACTTGGCAGACTGGCGTGTTGCCTAGAAACTTCTCTCGCACATCAGAATAGACCTCGTTCTGCTTTCGTCTCTTGGCAGACACTCGGCGTAGTTTCCCTCCTCGCTTGAGTGGTGTTTTGCGTTTGAGGGGAGAGCGTTTCATTCGTCAAAGAACGGCAGAATCAATCCCAGTAAGCCGAGGGTGGCTATGATGACAAGGAAACATTCGTTCACTTTTTAATCCACTTTCCGATGCACTCAAATAAAGTAGCGAGCAGATAGGCGAGAATAATGCAAGTCCAGAACGCCACATTGAGTAGCACGATTCCAAGCACTATGCCGACCCCTATTTTAAGCCCTAGTATCACTTAAACGCCCCCTCTGCTTTCTGAATGGTAACGAAGATTTGATTGATTCCGTCTTGGATGGCTTGCTTTGCACACTCTGGGTCTGATGGGTTTGCTCTGGCCGCTAGGCTCGAAGGAAGGGCATCCAGAAGCGATCTGATTGCTCCGTGCCACTTTGTTATCCATTCTTGCACTTCCCCCATCCGAACTGTGACTCGGCTCACTTCTTCCCATCGAGCGTGTTCCATTTCTGCTTCTGCGACTCGCTTTTTTGCCTCGCCCCATCCTTGAACTGCCGCCCTCATTGCTACTGGGTTTTTGTTTGTTGCCGCCGTAGCTACCAATGAGTAAGCAACTACCTCGGCGTTCTTGGCTCGATTCAATCTGCCAAGCGAGGTTTTCGATACAGACAACTCGGCATCCGAGTCCTTCAATGGCTCGGAGGAGTTCGGGGATGGTATCAAACTGATCTCGGTCTTGCTCACCCGCTTTTGATTGCTCAACTTCCAACGCTCGGCATCGTTCACGCTTGTGAGGGGCATCCCAGCCTTTACGAACTTTGAGATTGCCGCCCTTGAGACATTCCACTTTTGAGCGAGGTCGGTTTGCCTTATCATTCTTCACAAGGGCTTCCCACACGCCAAACACTTCTCGCCCCCTCCACTCTCTGTTTCCTCTGGCATACTCGCCTCCATCATCTTGCTAATCTCTTCTAAGCTGAATCCGGTAATATCCACATCGATCTCCCCCACATCGATCTCTTCCAAGATGTCCTTGAGCTTGGGCATATCAAACTCCCCACTTAATTTGTTTAGAGCGATGTTGGCCGCCTTCTCCTGCACCTCATCCAACCAGACCGCCCACACCTCGACCTCTTCTTTCCCAAGTGCAGAATAGCACTTTAGCCTTTGGTGGCCTCCCACGATGTTGCCAGTCTTGGCGTTCCAAGTGATAGGCTGAAGATTCCCAAGCTCGCTCAAGGATTTTGTGAGCCTGCCTAATGAGTCGGAAGAGATTGTCCTAGGATTGTATTTTGCTGGTGAAAGCTCGGAGATTTTCTTGGAAATTAGGCAGGGATATTTCATTTGTCTAAAAAGTTACGCAGATTTTTACTTGTAAGTTGTTAACTAAAAGATTCTTAGGTTAACTCCCACAAAAAGTTTGCCCCTCGGAACC